TGTCCATTCGATGACCTTTGATTCAATGCTTCCGTCCATTTGTATTTCTTGGCGCTCAACGAATCCGCGTTTTTTGCCTTTAGTTTTTAAATAAAATATTGTCGCGGTTGTATTGCCGTCTTTGATTTGTTTGTGCAATTGTGATTCGACGAAATCCAAAGTCATGTTTTGTAATTCGTCAACAGACGCGCGAAATTCTTTGTCGTTGTTGTAATACTTATAAAACGTTGACCGGTTGCAATCAACTATTTTGCACGCCGTTGTTACAACGCCCAATGATTTTTCGAGCGCTTGCAATAAACTCTTTTTTAATATGTTGGTTTTTGTAGCCATAACGCAAAGTTAAAAAATAAACGGACATAAAAAAAACCCTCATTTCTGAAGGTTTTAATTAAATAGCTTATTTAGGTTTTTCCTATTTATACACTATTCCAACGCGTCCGTTGTTTTAATCGTCATTATCTGTAACGACATCTGTCAAATGATCATATAGCAATCCCATTTGAGTTTTAAAAGGCAAACTTTCATTGCAACCTTTGTGTTTTGCGTAATAATAATTGAGATAATTTTCAATCACTTTTTTTTCTTTAAATGTTACTTTCATAATTATTTATTTAGATTGTTGCTTCATTGAAACAGTACAAATATAAAAGAATTTTTTCAATTACAATACAAAAATGAAAGTTTTTTTTAAATTAATTTATTTTTAATACGGCCCATAATAAAGATATGATCATAATTATTAAAAATATTATGCGATTGAATTTTGTGTTTCTTGTTATCATGTTGTTTTAATTTATTTTCCGCACAATTCGCAAACGTCTTTGTCGTCGTCGTTTTGTTTTGGTTGTTCGTCTTCAATAGGTAAATCAAAAACCGGTAAATCAACGCCCCAATCAATCAATTGTTTTGCGTCCCATTCATTGGCCAAAATGTCCCAATCCCATTCGCCAAAACCGGAATTGTCTTTTATTATAAATTCGCGCTTTTGCGCTTCGCTTAAACCTTTTGCAATATAAATTGGCACTTCGAAAAATCCGGCCGCCATACAAGCACGCAAACGCATATTTCCGCCCAATATCGTCATTGTTTCATCAACAACAATTGGCCGAATGTCCAACATTTGCGGAAATTCTTTTATTGACTTGACTAATTTTTTGAATTTTGCGTCTTTGATTAAACGCGGATTGTTCAACGTCGGTTTAATTTTCTTAACGCTAACAACTTTGTGCATTTACTTTTTAGAATACCAAACGAAAGAAATTCCGGCGATTAAAAACATAAATTGCAAACAATGTTGTTTTTCGTTTAAAATGTCGTCTTCGTCTAAATTTTCGTCCATGTCTGAATCCCAATAATTGACGCCTAACATTAAACCGTAGATTGGGAAAATTATTGTTTCGAAATTAAAAATCATACTTTCCAATATTTTTTGTAAATATACAAATATAATTCCCAAACTTTATTGTTGGCTTCGATTTTGGTGTACGTTCCAGGCGACAATTTTTTTTTGCCGCGTTCGTCAATTATAACGCGCAAACCTCTTTTTGTTGGATTGACTGCAACTTTTATTTCGTTTTTAATGCACCATTGCATCGCCTTTTGGTGTTCGTCTGTTGGATTTAATATTTTCGCCATTAGAATAGTTTTGTTTGAATTAATGGTTTTGTAAATTGTTCCGCCATTGCTTTTGCGATTCCTTGAAATGTAATACTTCGCGCATCATTTTTTTTGGATTCTGAATACCATTTTGACATCTTTTTCCCGCTTTTAAATGTTATAAATTCGCCTTTGTCAACAATATTTGTTGCTTGTAGTTTGTTTAAATTTTTTAACCATAAACAAGTCGATTTTTGAAATGAATCGCCAAAATAATATGGTTGAATTATTTGATCCGGTTTTCTGTATATTTTAGACATTATTCCTATTGGATTTTCAATCGCGATTTTATCAATTGGCGCAAATACTAATGACATAAAAAAATCAATGGCTTTTTGTTGTCTGCCGTCTTTTATTTTTTCTTTAAAATGTTTTGCACCGGAAACCGCCAAATGTGTGCAAGGCGGAAAGGCAATCATTAAATCCCAATTTTGATTTAAATGTTTTGATACGTCGTCTTTAATATGCCAATTTTTATTTGTTCCGGTTGTTTCTAATATGTCGCACGAAAACGCGTTATGACCTAACAAACGCAATTCGTTTGTTACTCTTTGACTAACTTCGCACGCAACTAAAATGTCCATAATTAAAATGGTAAATCGTCGGTTATGACTTCAAATTTTTTGGTTTCCAAATCTATGTCCTTATAAATTCCGCCATTAGTAAAATCCGGCGCAATATCAAAATCGCCCAATTGTCCGTTTTCTTTGCGTTTTACTTTTTCAACGTATATTTTAACAACGTCCGATTTGAATTTTGTTCGTTCGCCAATGCATCTATAAACAATCAAACCGTTGTACGCCTTATTAAAAAAGTCGGCCGAACCGCTAATATCATACAATGTCGGTTTTTTATACCGTCCGTTTTCGGATTCAATTTTTCGTGGGTGCGCTACTAAAAATAAATGTGTATTTGTTTGTTGACAAAATTGCGTTATTTCTGACAATGCGCGCCCAATGTACGAATGGTCACGTTGTGCCGAATGGTCTAACATATTCCAGGGATCAATCACGCAAACATTTATTCCCTTTTGAAATACTAATTCTTTAAAGGCGTTCAATATTCCTTTTAACGTTAAATTTTCCAAATCTATTTTAACCCAAAAAAAATGGTCTTGAATAAAATCTTTTGTTTGATTTAATTGTTCGTTTGTGCAATTGGTTTCGTTTAATTTGTTTGATATTCTTTTTATGTGGCCTTCATATGGAAATGATTCCGGCGCAAACATCGCGCAACGCATATCGAATTGCGTCGCCAAATTGCAGCAAATTTGATCCATGACGTCCGATTTTCCGGAATTAGGAATGCCCGTAACAACGGACCATTGTCCCAATTCCATTTTGAAATATGTATCCGCATTCGGTAAACCTATTGAATAATTTTTGACGCCGTTTTCGTTATAATTTAAAACATTGTCCCAAATATCATTTATATTTAAAACGCCTTCTAATGGAAAGTTTTTAGCCGTTTTAATAACGTTTCGTAATGCTTCGGCGCCTTTTGTTGTTAATATTTCGTTTGCGTCTTTATAATCGCCAAAATCAACGTATTTGCAACGATATGCGCCAAAACGTCGTGACAATTCGTTTCTTAATTCAATTCCTGGATTGTCATTGTCGGTGCAAAGTATTATTTCGGTCTTATTTTTAAAGTATTCGAAACAATTATCCAAATATTCCAATCGTTGATTTCCTTTTGATGCGCCGTTTGGAACGCTGCAAACGGAATAAATTCCGGCTTCGTGTAAACTTAATGCGTCAATTTCGCCTTCAACAATGTAAATTTTTTCCATTGTTTTAATATTATCAAGGCCGTAAAATATTAATTCAGCACCGGAAACCATTTTGAAATTTTTTTGTCCGTCACGATATTTGACGTTGACTAAATTTTTTTCGCGGTAATAATTAAAATTGATTGCGCGGCGCTTTTTTCCAACTTGCGGAAAATATTCCAATGATTCGCCAATTTTCCAATGCTGCAATGTTGGTTCGGAAATTCCACGTTCGGCAAACCATTTTACAACGCGGTCCGTCAAATTAACTTTTATTGATTGCGGAACGATATATTCTTTTTTCTTTTCGAATTTTGTTGTTCCGGCCCAACCGCAATTGTGACAATTGAATAAACCTTTGTCAATATCAACGGACAAACATTTGTCGCGTTTGTTTTTTCGCGTTTGACTGCATTGTGGACATTGTGTTTTGATTTTGCCGGTTGACTTATTGCCGACGTCGATATTGAAATCGTGAAATGTTTTCATTCTGTTTTTGTTTTCTGTCCCATTAAGATGTCTTAACGGTCCTATTCTCGAACTCTATTCTAAATGCTAAATTAAAAATTTATTTTTAATACTTTGGTAAATAATAAAATAATTTTTCAATGTTTTTTAAATCTTTATTTTGTATTTGATAATTGTTTGTTTTTAAAACAAATGACGTTCCGTTGCTCCGGTGCATTGTTTCGCCTTTTTTTCTGTAAATAGATTTTTTTAATAATTCTTTTTTTGTTAAATAACCGCAAATTGTCAATTGATTGATTTGTTTGTTTAGTGAACAAAAAATGTAAATATCACAATCGAATTGTTTTTGATGCGCAACAAAATTGTTAACGAAATAATCTTTGACATCAACATTGCGTCCCATTGTTTTGACGTCAACTTTTAAACCCTTATAAATAAAATCAAAACCGCCGTCAAATCCTTTTTGAAATTTATGCTTCAAATTAAACAAACGTTTGATCATTATTTCGCCAACCAATCCAACGAATTGTTGTTCTTTTGAACCGTTAAATTCAAAACGATTTCCAATATTGTTTTTGTTTAGATATTCCCAAACGTCGTTTTTTAATTTTACCGGTATATTATATTTTTTATAATCCATTCAACACAAATTGTTTTAATTCCTGGAATTCTTTTGTCATCATTAAACCGCGAATTTGAAATTCGTTAATATCGCCGTTTTTAGTTTTGGCGCCAATCTCTTTTTTGCCTTGTGGATTTCTATACACAAAAAATTCAATTAGGTTTTTAACTTTTGTAAATCCAACCGGTTTTTGTTTTGCCTTATGTTGGACCATAAAACGATCAATGTATTTAATACCGTTTTTGTCGGTGTTTCTTAATTTAAGAATTGACAAAAAATTGTTGGACCAAAATTCGTCGTTTCTTAATTCTTTTGATATGTTGTAAACCTCGCGCAAATTATAACCGTCTAAACGTTCGATTTTATCTAAACAATCCAACCATTTGTTTTTTTGTGTTTCTGTTTTTGGCCTATATTTTAAAGGAAATAATTCCGCAAAATGCGAAAACGCCTTTTTTGTTTTGTCTGTATATTGGCGCTTTTTCGATTTTGTAGGTATTTCTTTTTTTAGTATTTCTTTATTAATATAGTTAGTATTAGTATTACTTTGTTGCGGATTTACCGCAGCGGTAAAAACCGCCGCGGTTTTTCCGGCGCCGGTTTTTCCGGTTGCGGTGTCATTCAAATGATAATTGTATCCGGCAAATTTACCGCCTTTGCGCACCTCAATGCGGACTAAAAAACCGATTTGAATCAATTCTTTTATTCTTTTATTAATGGCGTCTTTGCCTTCTTTAAAATGTCCGCAAATGAATTGTACCGTCATTTC